TTTTCGAGCGAACAGCTCAAAGCGATCCGGCGCGGCGGCGGCGACAATGGGCTGGCGGAACTGGCGCGGCGCGTGGCGACGGGCAGCGCCGGCGTGGTGGAGCGATATATGCGGGTGGACCAAAACTACTACCTACCCGACGATATTCTGTACAAGACGGACCGCATGAGCATGGCGCATTCGCTGGAAGTGCGGCCGCCGATGCTGGACCACCGGATCGTGGAGTTTGCGGCGCGGCTACCGGTGCGGCTGAAGATCCGCGATTGGCGGCAGAAATACGTGCTGAAGGAACTGATGCGCGGGAAACTGCCGGAGCGAGTGCTCAATCGGAAGAAAGCCGGTTTCGACATACCGACGCACGACTGGTTCCGGCGGCCGCTGCGGCGGCTGCTGATGGACACGCTTACACCGGAGGCGGTCAAGGCGAGTGGCATTTTTCACGAGCAGGCGATTGAGGCGCTGATCCGCGACCATATGGAGAGGCGCATCAACGTGGGGTATCATCTGTGGGGCCTGCTGACGCTGTTCCTGTGGATGAAGCGATGGAAGGTGGAACTCCATCGGGCAGCGGTGGCAGAGGCGGTGGCGGGCGAGTAAGCTGGCGCGACGGCGTAACACGTACACCGACCGCTCCCTTTGGTCGCGGCTCCGATGCGTCTTAGGAGCGAACGTTGCGTTGAAACCACGCCCGCGCGGACGGGAAGAAAAGCCGAGATGACTCTCGGCTCAGCAGACTGGACAGTCCGCGCCACGGTGCGATGCGTCTTAGTACCAGCCGTTCCGCTCCCTTTGGTCGCGGCTCCGATCAACCTGTATGTGGGCGGCGGCGATCCAAATCGTCTTCACCAATCCAACGAAAAGTTTCTCTCGTGAGTTTTCAATAAGTTGAGAGGTAATTCGGGGCTGGCGCGTGAGCGCCCCGATGATACATTCAAAACGGGAATAGGGCTGTGCGGCTTCGCGAGTCAATCGCGGAGCCGTTTTTTTTGGGCACACAATGGCTAGCAAGGGAAAGAGCAGCTCAAGAACGAAATCGAAGCCTTGCGAAAATTGCAGCTATTATCGGGAGCTCAAACAGAAGCTCAAGGTTTCGGAAGTACTCGCCAGGGCCATCGCCAAATTCGAGGAGAGGATCACGGAGACCGACTTTAGCCCATCGGTGGGGGACTACATCAAGCTCGTACAAATGAAGAAGGAGTTAGAAGAGGCGACCGACGAGGCGAAGGAGATCAAAGTGACATGGGTCGAGCCAGTGACATCCGACTCCGAGAAATAGCCTATGACCCACTGCCCTCCCAGAAATCCTTTCACGATTTGACAGCGCGCTTTAAGGGATTCTCGGGGCCGATCGGGAGCGGCAAGAGCCAGGCGCTTTGCCAGGAAGCGATCCGGCTGAGTTACTTGAATCCGAAACGGATGGGACTGCTGGGGGCGCCGACCTACCAGATGTTACGGGACGCGACGCAAGCGACGCTGTTCGAGATACTAGACACTAACCAAATTCCGTACGAGCACAACAAGGCGGAGAACACGCTGCGGATGAAAGACACGGGATCGCGGATCGTGTTCCGGCCGGTAGATGAATTCGAACGGCTGCGCGGAACCAACCTGGCTTGGTTCGGGCTGGATGAGCTGACATACACACCGGAAGCGGCGTGGCTGCGGCTGGAGGGCCGGTTGCGGGATCCGAAGGCGCAGCGGCTGTGCGGCTTCGCGGTGTGGACGCCGAAGGGTTACGACTGGGTGTACCGGAAATTCGTGGAAGGACCCAGTAAGGGGTACGAGGTTGTGGTAGCGCAACCTTACGAGAACCGGTTCCTGCTGGCGAGGGTGCCCGATTTCTACGACCGGCTGCAGGAGAGCTACGACGAGCGATTTTTCCGGCAGGAAGTGCTGGGCGCGTACCTGAGCCTGAGCGGGGGCACGGTATACAGCTCGTTCGCGCGGGCCGAGAACGTGAAAGAAGTGAGTCGCGACCAGAGACTGCCCCTGCTGTGGGCATTGGACTTCAACGTGGACCCGATGAGCTCGCTGGTGGTGCAGATGGTGGGCGGCAAGGTGCTGGTGCTGGATGAAATCGTGGTGCGGAACGGGACGACGATGGACGCCAGCGAGGAATTCCTGAAGCGGTATCCGGAGCATTGGGCGGGCGTTCAGATTTACGGAGACGCGTCGGGAAACCAGCGGCAAACGACGGGTGCGACGGACTACGAAATGATCCGCGAGTACTTTCAGGCGCACTCGGGGATGACGCTTCAGTACCACGTTCCGAGAGCGAACCCGAGCGTGCGGGAACGGATCAATCTGACGAATGCGAAGTTGCGATCGGCGGCGGGAGACGTCGGGCTACTGGTGGACCCGAAGTGCAAGGAATTGATCAAGGATCTGGAGCAGGTGACTTACAAGGCCGATTCGAACGCGATCGACAAAGACCGGGACCGAATGAGGACGCATTTGTCGGATGCGTTGGGATACCTGTTGTGGCAGGAATGCAGAATGCTTCCCAAAATCGGGGAGCGGCAGGAGCGATTGTTCTAATCATGGAGACGATCAACCGGGAGCATCCGGAATATATCGCGCGGAAAGCGACGTGGAGACGCTACAAGGACCTGTACTTGGGCGGCGAACAGTTGCGGGCGCGCGCCGCGGAGTACCTGTTGCGGCGGAACAAGGAACCGGGCGAGGTTTACCAGGAGCGGCTGCACCGGGTGTTCTATCAGAACTACATCGGCTCCATCGTGGACTGGTACGCGGCGACGCTGATGCATCGCGAGCCGGCGCTGATGCTGGAAGGGACCGACGCAGGAGCGAAGAGCTTCTACAGCGAGCTGGCGAACGACTGCGACCTGAAGGGCACCAGCCTGAGCGAGTTCTTCCGCAAACGATTCGTGGAGGCGCTGGTATACGGCTCGAGCTACCTGGTGGTGGACTTTCCACGCACGACGGGGCCGGCGCTGACGCGGGCGGAAGAAGACGCCGCGGGGACGTCGCGGGCGTACCTGGCGGACTACGGCGCGGACGAAGTCATCAACTGGAACTACGACCCGAACGGGGGGATGGACTGGGCGGTGATCCGGACGTCGTGTCTGCAGCAATCCAAGGTGACGGACGCGAGGTGGGAAGAGGAGACGCGCTGGATCTACTACGACCGGGAGAACTTTCAGGTTTACCGGAAGGCGGGCGAGGGGAAGCCGATCGAGAGAATCGACGAGGGGCGGCATGCGCTGGCTTCGCTGGGCCGGGTGCCGCTATTCCGGATGCAGGTGACGGAGGGGCTGTGGCTGATGAACAGAGCCGCGCTGCTGCAACTGGAACACTTCAACAAGTCGAATGCGCTGGGGTGGGCGCTGACGATGGGGCTGTTCGCAATGCCGGTAGTCTACTCGGAACGCGAGTGGAACCAGATGGTGGGCGAATCCTATTACATCCAGCTTGGACCGGAGGACCGGTTTGGTTGGACGGAACCGGAGGGGAAGGTCTATCAGATCGCGGCGGACAACCTGGTTCAGATGAAGGATGAAATCTACCGGGTGTGTTACCTGAACAACCAGGCGACGGGAGGGGCCTCGAGCTCGGCCAATCAGTCGGCACTGGGCAAGCAACTGGACTTCGCGACCACCGCCGAAGTACTCGGGGCATATGGAACAACGGTGCGGGAGAGCATGAAGCAGGTGCTGTGGGCAGTGGCGGGGGCGCGGCAGGACGAAGTCTTGATCGACGTTGCGGGGATGGACGAATTCGATATCAACGATTTCAGCACGGAGCTGAACGACGCGCAAAAGCTGCTGAGCCTCGGTATCCAATCGCCCACCCTGACCAAGCAGATCTACAAGCGGCTGGCGAACCAATACCTGGCGGATGCAAGGCAGGAAGTGAAAAGCCGGGTTGCGGAAGAGATCGAAGAGGCGGCGGAGTAGGGTGGCGGAAGGCTCGATCGGTCTTCCTGGGTTGCGCGAGGATGACGACACGGGAGCAATTTGCGAGGGAGTTCGGGGAGAGGGGTGTATGGAAGGTATCGACGTTCAAGCGGTGGTGCGGCAGGCGATCCAGGAATTTGTGAACAACGAAGAGGCCAAGGCCGAGCCGGCGCACAAGGCGGAGTTGCAGGAAGAGCGGCGGCGACGGGAACAACTGGAGCGCCGCGTCAACGAACTGGTGGAGGAGAACAAGCGCAGCCGGAAGGTGGCGGAGGAGGCGGAGCGGGCGTCGGCGGTGCGGGCGGAACTGCAACGGCTGGGGGTGGCGAAGGTGGATCTGGCTTTCAAAGCGGTGCAGGACGAGATCGTGCGGAGCGAGGACGGGCGGCTGGTGGCGCGGGGCGAGAGCGGCGAGGTGCCGGTTCGCGAGTACCTGGCGGCGTTCGTGAAAGAGAATCCGGAGTTTCTGCCGGCGCGCATTCCCGGGGGAAGCGGAATGGCAGGGATGCTGAAGAGTCCGGCGGGCGGAGGCGAAGCGGTGACGATCGACCGAATCCGGCCGGGCATGAGCGCGGAAGACATGCGGCGGGTACGAGAAGAAATCGTGCGCGTGGCGTCGCAGACCTTAAAGGGTCTGTAGTTATAACCCGGCCAGCAGGCCGGCAAGTACAAACCAAGGAGAAAGAATGGGAGCAATTACAAATAGCAACGTCGCAAGCGCGATTGTGAAGCTGGTAGCGGCGGACGCTTTGCCGGTGCTGGTGGGAAACCTGGTGATGGGCAACCTGGTGAATCGCGATTACGAGCCGGTGCTGGCAAATGCCGGCGATACGGTGAACGTGCCGATACCGCCGACGATGGTAGCCAACAACATCGCGGCCGGCGGCACGGTGACGCCGCAGAATCCGAGTTTGGGCAATGCGCAGATCGTGCTGAACACGCACGCGGAAGCGACTTTCCAGATTCCAGATGTGACCAAGATACTGGCGGTGCCGGACCTGCTGAAGATCTACATGCAGCCGGCAGTGGCAGCGATCGCGCAGAGTATCGAAACCAGCCTGCTGAACCTGTACGCGGGGTTCACGACCAACACGCCGGTGGGGACGGCGGGAACGGCGCTCACGGAAGCCACGGTGGACGCGGCGGAAACAGCGCTGTTCCTGGCCAAGGTACCGCCCAGCGAACCGAAGTACATCGTGGTGGACTCGGCGGCCTACTCGGCCTGGCGGCAGATTCCGCTGTTCGAGGAATTCCAGACGGCGGGCGCGGCCGGCCTGGCGGCATTGATTGACGGGACAATCGGCAAGTACAAAGACTTCTATGTGTTCCGTTCGCAATTCGTGCCCAAGACCAGCAGCCCGACAAACACACACAACCTGGCGTTCACGCGGGACGCGATCGGCCTGGTGGTTCGGCGGCTGCCGCAACCTCTTCCGGGAACGGGAGCGATTGCGGAGTACGCCGAGCTGGGCAACTTCGGCATGCGCGTAATCATGAGCTACCAGCCGAACACGCTGGCGCAGCAGTTCACGGTGGACGTGCTGTACGGATGCGGCGTGCTGCGCAACGCGTGCGGCGTGCAGGTAAACACCTAACGAGGCGGAGCCGCGAAGCGGGCTGGCGGCCTGTAACCGGGCGGCCGGCCCGCAATGAGATGCGAGGAGAGCGGGATGGATCTGAGACTGTACTACCAGAAGATACGGGACACGCAAGCGAAGATCGCCGACCCATTTCCAGTGGTGGAGAGCTGCGAGACGCCGGACGGGGGGATCGCGGGAAGACTGACCGAAGTGACGCCAGCCGTTGCGGCCAGGCTGATTGTGGAAGGGGCGGCGCGGCTGGTGAAGGAAGCGGACGCGGCGGCATTTCGCGAGGAGCGAGCCAAAGCCAAGCAGGCGGCGGATGAAGCCCAGGCGGCAGCCAAGGTGCCGATGACGTTCCTGCCAGTGGCGGAATGGAACAGAATCCAGGACGCGGGGAAGCGCGCCAAGAACCAGGCATAAGGGCATGGCACTATTCACGGACGGACCTCCTTCGACCATCGAACAGCTAACAGGGCTGGACTCGCAGTTGACGAGTGTGGCCAGCACCGAGGGGATCGATGTGACGCGCAAGCTGGTACTGGCCCACGAAGAGATCGGTCTGGACCTCGAGGCGCTGCTGAAGAGGATGAGCCCGGCGGATCGTCCGATGTGGGAGGTGGTGAAGCCGAGCCTTGAAAACGTGGTGGTGACACCGGCGCTCAAGCTGTGGTTCGCCTATCGAACGTTGGAGCTGGTATACAGCGACGCGTACAACAGCCAACTGAACGACCGGTACATGGGCAAGCGAGACCAGTTCCAGCAGATGGCAGTGGCGCATCGCGAGCGGCTGATGGAGGCTGGCGCCGGAATGGCGTCGATTCCAGTGCCGCGCGCGATGACTCCCGTGCTGGCGGCGGCGCGGGGGAGTTTGCCGGACAACATCTATTATGTGACCGCAGCCTGGGTGAACCGGGTGAACGAAGAAGGGGCGAGCTCGATTCCAGCGGCGATTACGACGGCGTCCAGCTCGTTTTCGGCAACGCTCGGACCGGCGCCGCCGAACGCCACCGGGTGGAACGTATACGTTGGCACGGATCCGGACAGTATGACGCTGCAGAACAGCTCGCCGCTCGCGGCCGGGGCGGCCTGGGTGCAGCCGGTGTGGATCAGCGCGACGGGACGCAAGCCGGGGAGTGGACAAGCTCCGAGCTATGTGCAATCGCTGGCGCGCATCTTACAGAGGGGCTGATGCCGACAACGATAGGAAACACGGTAACGGCCAAGACCGTGCAGTTGCTGACGGGGCCGAGCGGTGTGAATCTCACCCTGGAGGCCCTGGCGCTGAGCGGCGAGACAGCGGTGGCGGCGCTGGGGACGAAGCAGATTACTCCCGAGAACGTGGCGCTCGAACTGGTGGAGCGGGCGACCGCGGTGACCTACCCGGCGGTGAACGTCTATTGCGAGAGAATCGTGAACCAACTGGTGGAGAAATTCCGGACGTTTTCGGGGATCTCACAGATGGCGATCGAAGTGCGGCACTCGCAGGACCGGTTAGAAGGGTTGCAAGACACGGTTGAGCTATACACAAGCGCCGTGATGCAGACGCTGGACGCCAGCCGCGGCGACTGGGGCGGCGGAATGTACTATGCGGGCGGGTATCAGGTTACGTTCGGAGCCGTCAAGAGCGGAGGAATCAATTTCGTGCAGACGGCCAAGGTGACATTCGAGATTGGAGTGAGCATTAACTAAGATGGCTTCTTACATTTCCTCAAACGCAAACCGCTTCTACGCGGCGCTGGAAAGCGCGTATGGCAGCGTGGCGGCAATCGGGGCAAGCAACCGGATACCGGCGCTCAAGCTGACTGTGCAGCAGCAACTCGAGGTCACGAGCCGGAAAGACAAGACGGGAAGCCGGACGTTTCCCGGACTGCCGGCGGGCGGCCGGCGCCGCACGAATTTCGAATTGCAGACGTACATGACGAGCTGGCAGTCCGCGGCGGGCGGTCCGGCGTACGGGCCGTTGTTTCAGGCGGCATTGGGCGCGGCGCCGCTGCTTTTCAATGGCGGGACGGTGGCATCGTGCTCGAACACGACGCTGGCTTTTGCAGCGCCTCACGGATTGAACGTAAGCCAGGCGGTCTCAAGCTGCGGCGAGATACGGTTTGTGACGGTGATTGTGGACGCCAACACGGTCGAGATCAACGCGCCGTTCACCGCGCCGCCGGCGAGTGGGACCATGATCGGATCGGCGGTGACGTACCAACCGGCGACGGAGCTGCCGAGCGCGAGCGTGTTCGATTACTGGGATC